AGAGAGGAGAAGAGGGGAGAGAATGGAGGCACCACGATTAAAAGTCCAACTGCGAAACGCACAAAAAATATTTTAAAAGTTTGTAAAAGAGCATCTTACAGAAGAATATTGACAGGATCTCCTGTTACTAAAAATCCTTTGGATTTATATTCTCAATGTCAGTTTTTAGATGAAGACCTTTTAGGGTTTAGTTCTTACTACGCTTATAAAGCTCGCTATGCTATCGAAGTAAAACGACATAGTTCTACTCATGCTTTTCCTCACATCGTTGGTTTTCGAAACCTAGATGAACTATCTGTAAAGTTGGGAACCTTTTCGTTTAGAGTATTAAAAGAGGATTGTTTAGATCTGCCTTCGAAAGTTTATCAACCTCGATATGTTGAGATGACTAAAGAGCAAGAGAAAGCGTACAATGATCTATCGACTTTTGCTATTACTCAACTCGACCAGGATATTTTATCAGTTACAAATACAATGACAATGCTTCTTCGACTTCATCAGATTACTTGTGGTTATCTACCCACGGACGACGGACAATCAATACCTTTGAAAAACAATAGACTTGATGAGCTGCTAAATGTAATAGAAGAAACAGAGGGTAAGATTATTATCTGGGCAAACTATCGACAAAGTATTTTTGATATACAAAAAGCATTATCAAAAAAATATGGAGCAGAAACTGTGGTGACTTACTTCGGTGATACTAAAGATAAAGACCGACAAGATATCGTAAAAATTTTTCAAGACAAAGATAGTGATGTCAGATTCTTTGTGGCTAACCAACAAACAGGTGGCTACGGACTAACATTGACCCAGGCACATACTGTTATTTACTTTTCAAATAACTATGACTTAGAAAAAAGAATTCAATCAGAGGACAGGGCGCACCGTATCGGGCAAAAAAATAATGTGACTTATATTGATTTGATATCTGAGAAAACTGTTGATGAGAATATCGTTAATAGTCTTAGAAACAAGATTGATTTAGCATCACAATCGTTAGGTGAAAAACTTAGATCTTGGTTGATAGAAGGGAAAAAGAAAAAGACTTGACAATAACGATAGGAGATACTATATATTATCTTAGAAATACAGGAGAAATAAAATGGGCAGAGTAAAAGAACTACAAATAGAAATGGAACAAGAACTATCAGGGACCTTTTCAGTTTTTGATGAATCAATGGCAAAAGCCAACGAACTTCCAGAAACGAAAGGCTACCACAGATTGACTAAAGAACACAAACAACAGTATGAAACACTGATTAAAGACATGCAGGAGTTTTGGAGTCTTTTAGAGGATTATGCGAGAGGAGAAATAGTATGACCGACACGGCAAAGTATAAGTCAGTTATTGTGAGAGTAGAGACTCACAAGAAGTTAAAAAAACTAGCAGGAAAAGATAAAAAAATATCAGGTATCCTTTCTCAATTAGTGGACAAAGAGTATGACAAAAGAATTCAAGCATAGTTTAACTGAAAAAGAAAAACAGAAATTTAAAGAGAAAATGATTAAGATCATTGAGTCTAAAATTAAAAATGGTGCAGAGCCTAATCTAGAATACGATAAGGAGAAAGGTTCTGCATATCATTGGCTATCAGAATTATGGGCCATGGCAGAGGTCCAAGGTGAAATAAATTCTTTGAGGAGCTGCAGGCAAATATTAAACAGTGATCTTAGTGAATTAGATGATTTAGAGAATTTGGGTAAAAAGAATATGAATAGGATTCTTCACTAGTAATGAGGAGGAGGCACCTACAAGATCTCCGCAGGTCTTTTTCATAATCATTATCATGGTGTCTCCTCTTGATTGCTGATAGCGAGAATCAGTAATATCTCTGAAGTCTACCTCCCAAACAGATGGATGAGATCTGTTTTAGCTCTCGCATGAAATCCAGGGGTGTAATACCCCTGGTGAAGTTTCGATCGGTAGGGATTTTGACAATTTTATCCTACGCCTAGAACGATCGGATAGTACGTTGGGTCTACACCCGTCCGTGAACAGCGGGTGCAATGTACGAAAGACCCGCTTACGGGGCATTAGTCATTGTTAAAGTCATGTCAATGGCCTCCTTTCTGCCGTGAGCGGGTACTTTTTTTCTTGACTTTTTAATATCATTTTATCTTAAAAAAATATATAAATACCTATATAAGCGGGAGCATTTCCCTGTTTCGATCTCCCGCTTTAACAAAGGACAACGATATGTTGAACGATATAAAAACAAAAATCGTGCTATCTGTCCAAAGACAACAGATGTACGACCCGGTGTTGAAAGATACAGTAGGTAAAGTCTTGGTGACTTTTTCTGACGGGGAAGTGAATGGCTATCTAGAAGAGGATTGGGATAACTTATTAGACCAGGTAGACTCTATGCTAGAACAGGCTTTTATTATGGAGCCGAAGGCTTTTCGACCTCAGTTGGATTAGGCTTTATTTTCGATATCTTATTTTGTAGTGATGCTATGAGCAGATTGCGTAGCTCTGTGGGCTTTAGGGCCTTGTGATTTAATTCAAATTTTTTCATGAGAACTTCTAGTATATCAAAGTTCGCAAGTCAATATCTATAGTAAAATTTAAATAAATTACTTGACTTCTCTTTTGTCCACGATCCACTGACCAGGGATCACTTGTACCCGACCGACATCATTATCCATCTTATTAGAGCCGAGATCCGCAGCGATAATGGTATAGTTTTCGTTCTCATCAATAACATAGCCCACAGAAGTGACTTCGGGAGGTTTAATCTTGAGTGCTTCTTCAAAGGTGTGCCAACCTGAGGCCATTTCATAAGCATCTAACCATTTAATAACATAGAGTTTTTTCCTGGGATCAGTTTTAGTTGTTCTCCCAACTTGTCTGCGTCTGGGTGTTTTATCTTTGCGAACCAACCCTCTTCTCCTCTTACATGTGTGACTGTATTAATATCATGTCTTGCCAAGCCTCTATAACAACCCTGCTTCACTGAGTCTAACCTTACATCATCACCAACCATAATACCACCTTCCATTATCTTAGGCCACCAATTGTAAACATCCTTTTCCACCGCCTCTAGCGTGTGGTCCCCATCAATAATTACTGCTGCAACTGAATTTGTAGCAAAAGAATCAAGAATATTTTGATTATCTGATCTATTGACATGAACTATGAGCCTTTCATCCTGGATGTAATCATCTAAATTTCTCATGAACTCGTCGTACATAGGGCTTAAATTAACCTCAGCGTGTTCCATTCCTGAGCCTTCAAAAGTATCAATGACATGAACTTTTACTGTGTGTTTACCAGCATAATCTAATCCATCCATTAAAAATCTTGTGCTTCTACCTGCAAAACAACCGATTTCTACTATTGTTTGACCATCATCTACATATTTAACTATGTTCATGTAGGCGTCATGCATATTAAACCACCCAGGTATATCTAAATATTTATACATTTTTTTTCCTTTCATTTAACTCTATGGCAGCTCGAAGCATAACTTCTTGCATATTTGTAAAATAATTTTTACCCATGAGCTTCTCGGCCTCTCTTCTAGCTTTTCTTTTTATTCCGGCTTCAACCTGATGTCGAAGTGATCCTCCACGATCACCTATGTTTGCTTCTTGTATACTTCCCTTTTTCCCTGTCATTGTCTTGATCCTCTCTAATTATTCCATATTCTCTTGGTAAGTCCGCCCCTGGTATCCACCAGGGAACACGGACCCACGCATACTTTTCTAATAAAAGTTTTTTTATATGATCGTAGTTATACTTCATTCTCATAAAATGTTTGTGCCATATCTATTTCATTATTAAAATCAATAGACTCAGCATCACAAAAATGTTTTAGATCACAAAGAACATCTGCGACACGATAATAGTATTCATCTTCACCATCCTCGCCCTTCAAACCCAAAAGACTTTTAATTTTTTTTACTCTATCTTTGTTGTTCATTTTTTTATTTCCTCCATCATATCATCATCAAAGTCATCTGTTAGATTTTCCATGGCTTTAACTCTGATCCCAGGTTTAAAGGTGTATTCAATAACATTTCCGTCTTTGTCAACCACCTCTTCACCTTCATCATCTACTTTATAGAAGGTGATCTCGTTTACTAGGTATGTCATACGTTTAACCCCCAATCCGGAGTTTCACTATCGGTTAATAAATATTTGTCTATATCCACAGTCGCAATCCTTTGTCCTTCCTCGTGTCCTCTTTTGTCTGCTTCGTAGCCAAACCCGTCATCAAACTCATCATCTCCTACTATTCTTGTAGCACCGCTGATATACTCTGTAATGCTATCCCAGGTGTCTGCCGAATATTCTAATGTTGTATAAGCATAATCATAAACGATTATATGCCTATTGTTAAGATGTATCATTAGATGTTCGAACCCGCCACCGCTATAGTGAGAATAAATTTCTTTGATGTTATCAAAGATATTATCGGTTCCGGTATATTGACGAAAAACTTTATTGTTATTAATAAAGTCTACTAGTTTGATTACATTTTTGTAATCTCTATATGTTGCTTCTACTTTCATTATTCTGCCTTTCTTTTTTTGGGATTAAACAATTCGTCATAGGTAAACTGCTTTGACTCTTCCTCAGAACCAAAGAATATGTGAATATATTTATCTCTATTTTTGTCGATATATTCCTGCATACCCTGGATTACATCTTCTTTTTTATCACCGATAAAACTACAAGAGTGCATTTTACCAAATCTATCTTTGACCTTAATTGTTATGTCCATTTCTGTATAGGATTTTATACTTTTTTATAGTCGTGGTCAATGGACAAAGTATAAAAAAGGAGGGAAATAGAGTGATTGTGAAAGGATAACCAATCACTGACCACTGACCACGGAAGAATAGTTTACTATAGAAGAACCATTGACTCAAAATAAAAAAAAAATAAAAAAATATTTCAAAATCCGTTCTTCCGGTCTTCCAAAGTATATTTAGTCAATAAAATCAGTAAAAGTAGCATTAAAAAAGGGTCTTCCAACCGTTCTTCCGAAGAACAAAGTATTCTTCCAAACCTCTAGTTGAGCAACCTTTTCAATATTTGTTAAGTTTTTACATTGATTTTAAATAAAATGTTCTTTATAGAAAATAACTATGAAACTAAGAAGTCCAGGAGATCCAATAGTTTTGACAAAAGAGTTATCAGAGATGCGGGATAGCTTAACGCCAAAACAAATAGAATTTGCCCATCATATCGTAGCTCAAGAGAATAGGAAAACGGCCACAGAGTGCGCAATCATGGCGGGGTATTCTGAAAAGACCGCTAGACAAATAGCATCTCAATTACAAAATCCTAGGGATTACCCCAGGGTTCATGCTTACATCAGAGCATTACAAGAGGATCTTTGGAACAAATATAAAATATCTCCGGCTACACATATGCGTAGGCTACATGAAATTGGTCTTCGTGCAGAAAATCCAGATAGTAAAGATATAAATGAATTTGATATGAAACCTGATTTAAAAACTGCTTTGGCTGCAGAAATAAGTAGAGGTAAGGCTGCAGGATATTATGAGAAAAAAGAAAAAGTTAAAGACAAAAGCATTGATGGTTTATCTTTAGAAGAGGTGACTGAAATGCTATCCAAAATGAAAAAGACAGTGATTATTGAAAGCACCCCCACTGAGGAGGACAATGGATCCGAGGCAATACAAGGGAACGATCAGCGAGAACAAAGCGATCAACAAATTTCTTGAAGAAGGTTATCTGGTTTTCAAAAACATTTGCGAACAAGGACCAATAGATATTGTTGTTGTTAATCCTAAGAATGGTAAGTCCTTCTATCTTGATATTAAAACATCTCATGGGAGTAGAGTTGTAAATGGTAAAACCGTTGGAGGGAGTGGCAACAAACTTAAACCACAACAAAAAGAACTTGGAGTCCGACTCTGCGTTGTCGAAGGAGATGAAATCCGGATTGTTGAGAAAAGAGAAACGATCAGTAAAAGACAGAGAAAAGAAAAAAGGTTCCTCAATAAAGCGAGGAAGGGAGTCGACTTTTTGGAAGAATGTTAAGGCTATAACTCCAAACATACATTGGACAAGAATTGAAACATATGGCACTCCTGGATTACCTGATTTATTAGGTGTTTTCAAATCTAAAAGGTACAAAAGAAATATATCTTTTTGGTGCGAACTTAAATTAACAAAACTTAACAAAATTAATTTATCCCCCTTTCAAATTTCATGGAATTTAAAGCGATATTCTCTTTGCAAAGATAATTTTATTATGGCAAAGGGCGTCGAAGAGAGAGCCATTTATTTTTATTCCGGAGGGCTTGTGCTTGATCTTGCGTCTGACTTCGCTTCTGTCGAACCATTGTTCGTGGTCCATCAACCATGGACCCAGGATCTTGAGCCTGCGCTTGAGCGTGTGCTTGTTGAAGTTCCTTAATTATATACATTTCTGGAAAATAAAAAAGCCCCGGAAATCCAGGGCTTTGTAATTATTTATTTAGTTCTTTTTTGATGGCTTTGGTCAGAGCCTGTCGGTCACCTTTGAATAGTGCAAGCATCTTTTGATATGTCCTTTCATGCCTGAACTTGGCCCGCAGCTCGTTGACATTGCATTCCAACTTAACTGAAACGCTAGTGCCTTTCTCGTCCCTTAGGACTACAACCAGGATCCCAGACTCGTACTTACCATTATCTGGATCGAAGGTTGAACCGATACCGACGCTTAGAACTTCGATATCTGAGTTGATCATTTTCATATCATTATCCTTTCGTATACAGGATATTATAGGACTCAGCCCAGGAGTCAACTATTTTTTTTCCAAGCTGAAGCCTTGTGCTTGAGCGTGTGCTTGTGCACGCTAATAAAGGAATGAATATGCTTGTGCTTGAGCATGTGCCTGTTCGCATGGTATTTTATTTTTTTTTTTATTTTTTAAAATAATTTATTTGAACTCCACAGAGTTCAAGAAATACTTCTGAACAATGGTGAAACTCATATTTAAATTCTAAAAAATCACCTTTAAAATTATTTTTTAAAGCAACTTTATAAATAAAATTTAATTCTTTGTTAGTGTATTCTGTAGATTCTTTATTTTTTAATTTCATTTTAATGTTCCTTGTAACTAATATTTTTTATTCTCTTATCCCAACATGCGGTACAAGTTAAACATTGATTGCTTTGGAATCTTGAAACGCAATCAAAGCCATATGGTTTTTTATCTTTATGTACTGTAGACGTATGTTTGAAGCCCTTGGGCGGTGGCCCGTCAGTCATTGGGGCGGATACTCTGACAATTAAATTTTTAGGGAACTTATTATTTTTTAAATATTTTTGAACCATTTTAATTTCTCTTGTTGGCAACCAATGCTTTGTCTTTGGTGTATTCTGTGCAATCTGTACAATCTTTTTTAAAGCCTCAAGATGTGGCAAGTCTCCACTATCAAACCATCTAAAATATTTAATATCTTGCAATTGATAAGTCATAACATAGACAAAATAATCACTTTCAAGATGTTTTAAATTTCCTCTC